GTCATTTGTCCGGAGCGCCGGGTAATAGCGCATCGTCCACCGTTCATTCCGAGGGTGATGGTCCTATCGCGGAAGATAGTCCACCAGTACAGGGTAACGTTCATAGGGAAGGTGAAAGGGAGGCAACATTACCGCCATATGAGAATACTGAGAGCAGACAGTACATGGGAGAAGCAGCACAAGAACTAGCAAAATGGTTAGCACAACGATCGAGTTGCACCAATTTGCACTTGAGTTTGCAGAACATGTATGTCGAAACAATTCCCACTAGAGTGGTGGGAAGGGAGGCAACATTACCGCCAGCAGTAGGAAGGGAAGCAAAAACATCTGGGTCCGAACTAGGTAGCAAACTGTCAGCAAGGGAAACAACTCCCGACGGAATTCCAATATTTAGGGATTTCGCTGAAGTAGTACCGATGTTCAACCCAGAACAATTAGCCCAACGTGCCAAGGAACGTGCCAGAATCTATTGGGGTAGACTGGAGAAATTGACACCGAAAGAAAAATGTAGTCCATACACACGGAATGAGTTATTCACAAACTATTATGGAACTACACGCACTACCAAGACCACTCAATTGGTAGAGACTGAGTATATGACACCATTCATGAAACTCAGGATGGAAAATATGCAATATTTGAGTTTTAATATAGAAGAATGTCCAAAAATTATGAAACAATCGTACAAAGCAAGACGATGGTTGGACAATTTTTTGTATTTTAATCAACAATTTGTTGCAGATGTTCTTGCGAACGTTCATAACCGCGACTTACCTAAAGGATATTATAAGGTAGGTGGGTTTATGATCGTTAAAATTCATGAACGTTGTGCCTTGGGTCACAACACCACATATTCCTGGGTGCCTGCACCAAGATTAGTGGGAATTGAAACGAACCCAGGAGAGAGTACTATTGGAGTAGGAAATTTCCCACCCGCACCAAGGTTGGTAGGTGTTGAAACAAATCCGGGTGAAACAACAGACAAAGACTCAAAAACGGAGCTGAAGGAAGTGACGACAGAAAAACAGCCCCGACTCCAATCAATGGAAGACTACACAACATCCATGTCAACCAGTGAAAATAATCGACGACAAAATAACAACAATTTCATAGACAAGCGAACACATGATTCAAAACCACGTCGTGAAAGAGACAAATTCGCACCGCGAGAACGCAAATATGTACCAAGGAATTCTGGTTCAAAACAGGATCCTAAACAAAAGAAAATATTTGTAGCAAAGAATAAAGTTTGCGCTCAAAGTGAATTGGTCAAATCCATGAGAGATGGCATTGCAAAAGGCATGGGCGCTTTGGATGCTGCTAAAGAAATGAAGCAAGAGGTCGAAGAAATTGTTGAAGAAGCAATAGAATCAGCAGAGGCTGTTGTCGAACAATTGAGTGAGGAAGTTGATTCCACGAAAAGAAAATTAACTGTGGCACAAGGCGAAAGGGACGCACTTGTTGCTGAGAAGTCAGAGAGACCTGACGATTTGGACTATGAAAATCGAATCCCAATTGATGCTATGTGGCATACAGGAGAACAACATTCTTACAATGTTAAGCCAAAGATTCAGAAGCTATTGTTAGCTGAAGGGGTCTTGTGGGCACTCAGGAAAGTTGTTAACCATATGTCACCAGTAGTCAATTATGCTGCTACACAAATGGCAGCATTGAGTATTCGAACATGGCCAGTTCCAAAGTACCCTATAAATCGGGACCTGTTCTATGGTTCCGTAACCGTGGATCTAATGAAAGATGCAACTAAACAAGCATTTAAAGATCAAGTGGACATTGCCGTTGATGTACTCCAGCACATCAAAGAGCCTTTAACTGAGAAGATAATGAAATTGTCATACCATCAGACAATTTATGATAAAATCAGAAATGCAATGTTACATGCGGTTCGTTACATGACGCCAGTGACCACAAAGTCAAGTACGAGAGTTCCATTAGCTAGAGAGGAGTACATGCCGATTAATTATTATGGAAGATTTTACATTAAGCATGATTTGATCCCTCGTATCAAACACTCCACTATCACCAAGGTCAACGTCGGCCTGAGCAAAGCACAAGAATTACTTAAGTGGCTTGGTCGAAAGATGACAATATCATTTGAATTTGGTACATGGAAAACGGTATTACTAACACTCGCAACGATTGCGACTGTAGCTGTTTATTTCTACATGTGGCGCTATAATTTTAAGATTAAGCACTACAAGAGGTATACACTACAGTTGAAACCTGTTGAAGAGAAGTTGGTTTATCCGTTGACATATAGACAACACATGATATTGTTAAATGGTGGTACGCCCATGAAAAATACAATGATTAGGTATGAGTCCCTAATTAGAAATATTGATGGCATTAAAGACTCAAGACCAGATACACTGGCAATGGCAACATTACGTCATCGTGACCCGGCTATTGTCAGTTTGAAGATCACAAACCGATTCAATGTACCCATATTCCAACGAATATATGACATTACTACGCGTTTATTGAGATCAACCGGACTAATGACTGACCCTTTAGAGCACGAACAAGAAATTTCTTTAGAGTTAGCCGCGCAGTTATCAACCCAGGCCACAATGAGCTTGGCATCTGATGATAATGCGAATTGGAACAAAGTTAATCAATCATCGCGGAATTTGCATACACCGAATGACGCTCGATATGCTCCGATCCTTAAAGAAGATAATTTCATCAGGCACAACACCGCTGTGTTTGTGTACGAAATATTCCGACATTATAGAGAAGAGCTAATCGATAAGCAGGGTTTTTGCCTGCCCGTCATACGAACGTTGTAGTGCAATATGGATACCGTCCTATCGACTTATTACCAAAGCTACCGGAGTCGAAGGACGCTAAATTTAGGTTTCGGCCTAATTTCTTTCATTATACGGAAAGAAGACCGGTTGGTTTTTCATTAGGACCAACGGTTTACGGAGTAGCACTACCCCATCCAGACATTTTTGACCCTGATAGCGCTTTAGCTGGTGCTGTTAAGAGGATGGCGGCAAAATTGCCCACTGCTGATGAAGACTTACTTCAGGCACTCAAAAGATTTTTGACCATTGATTTGGAGGAGAACTTTCAACCACTGAGCCCAGACACCGATTTTAGTTTCGAAACTTGGATAGATTCAAAGAATTATCCATTTGCCCGAAAGCAAGAATTAAGAAAAGTGTATGAGCGGATGCCGTTTGGGACTCTCCTTCAGCGTATGTTGAAAGTAAACGCGTTTGTTAAAGATGAACCCCTACTAGAGTTCAAATTTGCACGTGGAATATACGCGAGATCCGATGAGTTTAAAGTACTGTTAGGTCCACTCATAGCAGAGGTAGAAAAACAAATATACAATCATCCTGCTTTCATAAAGCATATTTCTGTACCCGACCGCCCAAATTATATCATGGACATTTTAAAGATATTGACGACGGCTGGGTGTACTGATGCTACTGCATACGAGTCCACTTTCGTTAAACGATTAATGGAGTTAATTGACCACACACGCTACGATTTCTTCTTCAAATATGTAAGTAAGAACTTCTATAGACAGATATACACAGCTATGTCTGGTACTAACAAAATAGAGTTCTCAGCTTTCATGATGGAGATAGAGGCATGTAGAATGAGTGGTGAGATGAACACAAGTGAGGCTAATGGGTACGCAAATTACATTGTATTCAAATTTTTGTGTTGGTATCACAAGTATGGCTCATCACGACAGGTAGTAGAAGGTGATGATGGAGAAGGTAACACTTCTTCAGGCAAGTTCCCGACTAAGGAACAATATGCAGCACTTGGTTTCAATATGAAAATAGAATTAGTACAGAATATGGAGGAAGCTTCTTTTTGTGGCATGATCTTCGATCCGGAAGATCAGGTAAATGTCACGAATCCGAAGGAAGTACTCGCATCATTTGGTTGGTGCTCTGCACGTTATGTGAAATGCAAGAAATCGACACAGCTGGCTCTACTTAGATGTAAGGCGATGTCGTATTTGTATCAATACCCTGGATGTCCTATAGTTCAGGAGTTGGCGTTATATGGTCTGCGGGTAACAAGATCATATGATATTCTCAAAATACTTAATAAGAAGAATGAGATATCAAATTGGGAACGAGATATGTATTTTAGAGCATTAAGAGATGAAACTGTTAAGAAAACGATTAAAGAAGAATCAGCTCTATATAAGATTCGTAAAATTATCGGACAAGATGAATATGAGAAGAAAATGGCTCAATTACCGATACGTGCGATACCGATTAATACACGGATCTTAGTAGAGAAAATGTTCCAAATTACAATAGAGCAGCAAATTGAAATAGAAGCCATGCTGAGGAAGAAAAATGATACATCAGAGTTGTACCTGAATTTAGATTGGCCAAAGGATTGGGTCGAATATGACCGACTCTTTGTGATTAGAGATCACCAAGAGACGCCTACTTACGTACTAAATGGTGGATTCCACGGGATCGACTATCTGCCAGAAGCTATTACGGTACTACCGATTGAAAATGACAACTTTAGATGTGGAAAATTGCACTAGGGTCTGAGATCGACCGATAAATGTCTACTTTATAAGGTTTGGAGTTCCCGTGGGAGCCAAGC